TACTACGTTTTCCATTTCTTGTAAATTGCTACCAACGGACATTGTTTTAGATTTTTATTTGTTATAATCTATATTTATTTATAATTTAAAGATTTGAGAGAAAATTTTGGAACAGATTTAACTTATGCTCCTCAAGTTTTCTTTGAGCGGCAAGAGTATTAATACTCTTTCTTGTTCTCTCAGCAAGTTGTTCACGAAGGATTCCTCCTTCCCAAATCCACTCTTTTCCTTCCATAATTCCCTGAACAAAAGCATCAGGTGCAGAAGGATCGGCAACGATATCAGCAGCAGTTGCTAACATGAAATCTTCGCCAACGATTTTGTGTCCTTCGCTAGTGGTTTTAAGTGAACCAACACCGCGAGAAGAAACACCAAGCATAACTCCTTCATCAATAAGTGATGAAGCAATTTTGCCCATCGGTGTATTTAGAAGTTGTGCCTTACCTCTAAAATTAGAACCTTCTCTAACCAAAGAAGTAATCTTATGAGAAACACGATCAAGATTTACTGTAGGACCATCGGGATGTCCCAGCTCACCAAGAGCACGACCCTTATTAACGAAAGTTTCGCAATAGCGGTTCACTTCTTTTGAAAGGGTATCCATTGGATACATTCTTCCATTACGATTTTTAATATCACCCTGAAGGAAAACCCCTTCAATATATAATTTCTTACCGCTACCTTTACCTTCGGTAATAATTTTTACGTTAGATACTTCTTCTGTTATAAGTTTCATTTGATTAATTTGTGTATGCTACTTTATTTGCGTAAACAGTTCCTGCAGGTTGAGCTGGAACACAGACAACATCCGCTGCATATTCTTTCTCAACAGTAATTCTTTCTCCTGCACCAATCCAAAATTCTATTGATGAGGTTCCTGCCAAAGTAATAGATACTGCAGAATTACTTGTATTAACTACAGAAATTACATTTGCAGTGCCCAAATTAGTTGGAGTAATACTAACGTCAACAGCAGTTGCTAATGGTTTTACAGTCATTCTTCTGTTCCTGTTTCGCTATCTTCGTCACTGAACATAGTGCTAGCAACTTCAGGTCTCATAGCATTAATTCTTTCTACAGATTTTGCAAAAAGTTGTTGTTTAATACTATCAGACACTTCAGAAGGTGAAGCATCAGTTGCAATCAAGTCGATAATATCTTCCATGAAAAAAATTGTATTATGTTGATATAATGTTATTTATATTTTGCCGCCTTTTGGTTCCGGAATTTCTGTAGAAGTTTCATCAGGAACTGGTTCCATTGGAACTTCACCATTTTGTCCCATTTGAACTGATCCATCAGTAGGAAGTGGATTTCCATTCTCATCTACTGGTGCATTAGGATCAGGAAGAATTCCTTTCTTAATTTCATCATCGATTTGTGCATCAATTTCAATAATTTCACTATCAGTTTGTCTGAGAATTTTCTTACGAACATACTCTGTAGAATAATACCTACCAATATATGGTTCTGCTGTTGTTGCAAGTGTTAATCTATTTGTTAATAATTCTGCTTCTTTTAGTTCTGCAAAATGATTATCATACAAGAAGTCATACTGAATATGATCACTCATAACCTCCCAATCTTCAAGAGATACAATATTTTTGAGGATTAATTGAGTTTTTAGCAAATCATTAAATAGATTACCAAATCTCTTTCTTAAACGTCCTACAAATTTAGAGAACATCAATTCATCACGAAGAATTTCTGATGATCTTCCTAAGTTAAATCCGTCTCCACCACCAGCAACTCTGGTTTCTGGAACTCCAAGGGATCTGTATAATTTCTTTTGAAAGTATTCAACGTCAGAAAGTTCTCCAAGATTTCCTCCACCAGGCAAAGTTGAAATTTCAGTTCCTCTTCCACCTTCTCTTCTTGGAAGCCAAAAATCTTCCAACATACTCATATATTTACGATCATCGCGAATTTCTCCAGTATTAGCATCGTACTGAAGTTTATTTCTATAGCGAGACATAACTTCTCTAAGGTATTGCTCTGCTTTTACCTTAGGTAAATTTCCAACATCGATATAGAAAATACGACGTTCTGGTGCCCTGGATAATCTATAAATCACCAAAGAATCTTCAATCATGCGAAGTTGATTGAGTGATTTAATTGCTTTATGTAGATAAGAAAGAATGGTTCCCTTATTTCTATCAACTAAACCTGAAGTGCAATAGGCAATTGAATCTTTTGCAATCTTAATTGTTTTTTTCTGAGATCCGTAAGTAGGACCTTGATTCGCACTACTTGCTGGAGTATAAACAAAGTATTCCTCAATTTCAGGGAAGTCAAATACTTCTCCATTTCCTCTAAGATTTGGTTGAAGTTGATTTGCGTTTTTCTTCTTTTCTTGTCTAATATGTTTGATCTTTAGTGGATCAATATATCTAATATCTTGAATACCTGCAGAAGGATTTTTCTGGTCGATTACCTTGAAGTAGAACAATCTACCATCGACATACCAGTTTCTAAAAATTTCATGAGATTTTCTGTCAAAGTCGAGCATCTCTTTGATCGACTTAAACTCTTCTCTAATAATCTGTTTTAATCTATCGCTAGCATTTAAATTAGATAACTCAATTTCAACTGGCGAATCATATAAATCACTTACAATAGCTTCATTTACAATGCTTTCGATAACATTGTCACATTCTGGATGCAGAGACATTTCTCTGTATCTTTTGATGAGATCAAACTCAGTTCTATATACACCTTCAATATCTACATATTGTCCGTAAAATCCTGACTGTATATAGTGATCAACCCCGTCCTCATTGGATTGAGGGACGGGGGAAACTATAGAGTCCTTTTTCTTATCGTTACCATCATCAATCGAAAAACCAAAAAGTTTCGCCATTTTATAAAGTAAACTACCTTGTCTTATCTATTTAGTCGATATTTTCTCCACCTGCTTCGGGGGAGTTACCAACGATTGCTTCCCACCAGAGAATTTGGAACTCAACTGGGAACTCTTGAATGTTGCTATTTCCATAATCAAGTGCAATGGAACCAACAGAAGATGGGAAAATATCATAGAAATGATACGCCCTTAAAGTACCTCCGTTACGATCAAGTTGATACACAAATGCATCTGCTGTGTATGTTGTTGGGTCAGTAGCACCAGTTGCATCCGATACTCTATTGATAGCATTCATCCAATTTTCAAACGCTGATCTAATTGAAAAATCAGTGTCGTTGATAATAGTTACAGTCCAACTTTCAAATGATCTATCTCCAGCAACCTTTAGGGTTCTCCCTCTAAAAGGAACATCCAAAGGAGCAATGTTAGATGCAGGGAGGTTTGCTCCCTTCACCATAAATCTTGCTTTGTCCAGTGTTGTTGTGTCTGCAGGAGCAATTCCTGGGAAAGAAAGAACCACTTCAAAAAGGTTTGATCTTGCACCACCACCCGTCAATTTTGACTTAAAGTCGGTAATTTTTCTTAGTGGGGGTGGATTAAATTGATTTCTAGTTGCCATTTTTGTTAAACCTATTAATTAAAGTTACCGATGATCTCTTCAAAATCAACGCCCGTCTTAGTGGCGATGAAATTCAGACCAATAAAGTTGATAGACCTTGCTGGTTTAATATAAATGTCAGCGACAAACTCATTGTTATCAATGACTGCTGCCGTGTTATTAGTTGAATCGCAAATGACGACATAATCTTGAATACCTCTCTTTGCCTGAACATCACGCAAGAAAGGTTCAACGGTATTTACAAAGTTTGTTCTTGTAAGTTCATCATTAAACTCAAATAGAGCATCTTTTGCTGCTCTTGAAATTGCATCTTCAAGATAGATAAACAGACGACGTACATTAATACGATCGAATGCTGATGCTTTCGCCATTCCAGTTCTGTCACCAAATAGAATCATTCCAGATCCTGGTGAGAAGATTACTGGGTTAATTCTGTTGGTGTACAGTTGATCTCTTTGAGATTTAGATGGGTTATATGCAAGTTTGATTGCGTTTAGAATGGTGCCTCTTGAGTTTCCTGCTGGCGAATACCATGGGAAATTATTAATGTCATTTCTCGCACAAGTTCCAGCAATGTCTCCATTAAGGGGTACATAACGGAATTGATTAGAGAAACGATCATACATATACTTATGACCACTATCAAATACTGCATACGAAGATGATGTAATTGCAGAATAGAATTCTAAAATATTTTCGGTAATCTTATCTGAAGATTTTTTAACTGCAGCAGATCCATCGTCACCATCAGTAATTGATGCACCTCTATGTGGAGAAATAAATGCAACGGCATCTTTTCTCAGTTCGGCAATTGTAATTAGTTTCTGAGCGAGTCCTTGCGCCTCTTCTTTTGTATATGCAGTAGATCCCATAAGCAGAAAATCTACATTAACATCCTCAGTATTCTGGAACAGATCGTATCCAGCAGAGACAGACGCTAATCCCGCTGATAATGATCCAGTTGTTGAGAATCCTGTCTCTCCTCCATAGTTCTTACCATTCTCAAGAGTTCCCGTTTCAGAACCCTTACCGTTAAAAATAACTCCTTCTGCTGGTTGATCCCAGTCACCATCTGCTTCTTTGATGTAATTGGTTAGACCAATACCTGCATCTGCACCTGTTTGTACGGTTCCGAGTGGACCATCAAGACCAAAGATATATTCTGAGTTATCTTCTAAGTGCTTTCTCCAATACTGAGAACTTCCTGCAGAGAACTTAGCATCAGTTGCCTTGGAAAGTGCCTCATGCTTCTCAAGAATTGTTCCAGCATTTCCGGTGATATCTCCATTCGAGTCAATGACTACGATGTGAAGTTCATCGAATCTAGAGCTTCTTGATGCTGCATGAGTGGATGTTCCTGGTCTTCTTACAATGCTATTCCACTTAATTTGAGTTGTTGCATTGATTTCTAAGGTTTGCTCATCAAACCAATCTTTCTGGGAAGTAACTGTAGTAGAAAATCCAAGTGTATCTTTGTTAGTTCCAAAACCAACTAAAGAATCAGATCTAAATTTATAAGTTCCGTATGGAGTATAGTCAACGAGAGATTCTACGCCCTCCTTAATAATTGCCTAGACTTTAACTTCAATTCCATTGTCATCAG